GGGTGATCGCGGCCAGGTACCGGAGGTCGGTGTCGCTGCCCTCGATGTAGTCCTTGGTCGAGCTGGCGTCCAGGGTGCCGAACTTGGTGTCCTTGTTCGACGAGATCAGGATGTCCATCATCGACAGCTCGAGCGCCTGCTGGTTGGCGATCTGCTCGTCGCTGGGCTTGGCCAGGCCGGCGATCCAGCGGACCTTCCAGGCGCCGAAGCGCTGGACGATCGTCCGGTCGTAGGTGGTCTGGTCGATGCGGCGGAGCTGGGGCAGGACGGGCTCGATGACGCCGGTCGCGACGCCGTCGAGGTCGAGGGTGTTGGCATACCGGACGACGGGCGGGACGCGGAGACCGTGGGCGTCGGCCTGGATGAAGGTCCAGTCCTTCTCCTCCCGGCCGTTGTTCTCGCACGACAGGTTGTAGACCGCCTCCTCGTCATAGACGCGGACGGTCCAGTCGCCGGTGTGGGCGCCGAACTCGTTGTTGATGACCGGCAGCGCCTCGATGGCGTGCAGCGGCCACTCGTCGTCGTCGTCGTCGTACCAGGCAGCCATGCGCTTGGCGGAGACGCCGCGCATCAGCGCGGTCTTGGCGCCGGTGAGTCGATTCTCGGCCGGCAGGGCCAGGCCGTACGACAGGCCGTGGCCGACAGCGGCGCGGTGGAGAGCGATCTGCTTGGCGTCCCAGCGGTTCTCCTGCCAGACGTTCCAGGACTCCATGTTGTCCTCGGAGCCGGGGAGGCGGACGCCTTCGACGTACGCAGTCTGGACGAGCTCGGTGACCAGGAGGCTGGCGAAGTTGTTCGGCGCCAGCTTGGCGAGGTCGGTGAGCTCCTTGGTCGCCCCCTCAGGCACGTTTACACGGCCGGTCAGGTCGTCCTCGTTGGTGACGTCGTACTGCTTCCCGTCCATCCACTTGTCGAGGATGATGACCTTCGCGCGCTGGGCCAGGAAGTCAGGGAAGAACTCGACGCAGAGGCCCTTCACGGCCGATACGCTCATCATCTGGGTGGTCTCCTCTGCGTGGATGTGTACGAGCCCTATGCTACCGGACGGCGGGTTACGCCCGCCGGAAGCCCCACACATCGCCCGGCGGCTCTTCCTCGTCCAGAGGCCGGTTCAGTACGACGCGGCGCAGCATCCGGGCGCCGACCGCACAGACGGCCGCGTCGATCTTCTTGAGCGACTCTCGCCCCTCCTTCATCAGGGAGATGCCGTCGTCGGTCGGGAACCGCTTGGCGTTGCGGGCGTGCGACATCCACAGCGGGTGGCCGTCGTGGGAGAACTGGGGCTCGAACTCCTCGATGTCGTTCAGGGTCTCCAGCTCGTCGACGAACTGCTCGGCGGCGCCCACGAACAGCTTCCGGTTGGCCGGCGTGGCCATGTCGAACAGGACGCCGTGGGTGTTGTTGCCGGACTTCAGGGGCCAGTACTGCTGGTCGAGCTCTTCGCGGTGGTCGCGGAACCAGGAGTCGATGGTGCCGTCCCAGTACCGGCCGCCGTCCTCGTCGTCTTGGGTGTGGGACGGGTCGAACCAGAACGCGACGACCTTCATCCGCTTGAAGATCTCGTTTACACGGGCCGTCACGGAGCCCCGGGGAGCGAGCCACTTCTCGCCACGCTTACCCTTCGGCTTCTCCCAGATACCGACAGTGAAAACATAACCGTCGGACACGCGGCAGCCCATGATGGCGGTCGCGTCGTGGGACTTCGAGCCGTCACCGAACAGCACGACCTCTTCGCCCGGCAGGATCGCGTCCCAGCCGACCTTCAGCACGTCGTGACCCGGGTCCTTCCGGAGCTCGGCGATGTACGGGTCGACCGCCTTCAGCAGGGCGCCCGGGTCGATCCAGGCATCCTCAGCCGCGACGACCTGGTTGAACCAGAACCGCCGGCTCCGAGACGGCTTGTTCCGCCGGTTCAGGATCGACTTCGTCATGTTGACGACGTTCAGCCAGATCGAGTCGCCACGGACCGCCTCCAGGATCGCCCGGAAGTTGTCCATGATCTCCTCGCGCGTCGGCTCGACCTTCGTGCCGTCCGGCAGCTCCTTGGTCGGCGGGCGCAGCTTCGCGTCCGGCGGAGCCTCGAGCGAGTCGTAGCACATGCCGGAGTCGATCATCGTCTCGTCGCCCTGCTCCTCCTCCCAGGCCTCGCGCATGCGCTGCGCGACGGAGTCCTCGGAGGGTTCGTAGGCGTTCGTGATCGCCAGCGTGCGGGCGGCGCCGTCCTTCGACTTGGTGACGTTCCGCTCGATGACGTCGGCCATGTCGTGGCCGGAGTTGTTGGCCTGCCAGTGGTGTGTCTCGTTCATGATGACGAGCGTGGCCCGGTTGCCCTCGAGCGACTTCGGGGAGCTGGTGACCGCGTTGATCACCCGCTGGCCGTGGTACGCGTAGACGCGCTCCTTGCCGATGTCGATCGAGTGCTTCTGGATGCATCGCTGGGTGAAGAGGCCCTGGAAGAGCTTCATCGTGTTGCCGGTCTGCTCCAGGGACACGGCTGCCACCTGGACCCAGGCGCGCGGGTGGCCCTTGCCGACCGGGTCACCCTTCTTCAGGCCGAGATGCTCCAGGTCCTTGTTGGCCCAGCCGGCGAACCGACAGGGGCCGACGAACTCGATGGCCGAGATGACGGCCGCCAGCGGGTCCTTGCCCCAGCCCTTCAGGCGCTGGAGGACGAACTCGCGGTAGATGAAGTTGCCGTGCTCGTCGATGGCGTAGAACCACAGGATGAACCGGGACTGCTCAAACGTCGGCTTGAACGGGAGCGGCTCGTCGTTCTCGTCGAGGTCGTCCGACAGCAAGTTCTCCCGGACCCAGCGCAGCGCCTGCCAGCCAAGGGTCCGCTCGGGTAGGATGTATTGGTCGAGCGGGTCAGCGCCGTCCCAGTCGGGGTTGCGCGTCCAGGTCGGGCCATAGGTCTGAGGGACACAGACGAGTCCGTCGGCGTCGTGATACATGCCGGGAGGTCGGTCCCAGCGCGGGTCGTACAGCATCAGCGCCTCCGCCGGGCGCCGGCCTTCTTCCAGGGCTCGAGCAGCTCTACGACCTGCACCAGGGCAGCGCGCATCTCGTCGTGGTCCGGGTCAGCGTAGTTGATCCGGTGCTCAGCGGACCAAGCCTGGTGAGAGTCCCGCCACTCCTCGTTGGTCACGTTGTTCGGGCGGTCCCACGGGACTCCGTCCCACCAGTCGTCGCCGGCGTACGGGCCATCCAGCTTGTCGAGGGCCGACTTGGCGCGGTTCAGCACCGTGCGGACCTCGGTCAGCGCGGTGGACACGTCACGGGAGCGGTCGAATGTCGGCATCAGCCCAGCAGTCCTCTCCGCGCGTCGTCGATGCTGGTCACGCCCTCCGGCAGCTCGCCGGTGTGCTTCTCCGGCGTCGCCCGAGTGAGCTCGATGGACAGGCGCCGGCGGGCGCCCTCGGTCATGCCGAGCTCGCCGAGGATCTTGGTGTACGCCGCCAGGCTCGCGCCCTTCATCGGGATGAAGTCCTTGATGACCTCGCCCGACTCGGTCGTGCCGACGACCTGCTCCTCCAGATCCCGACTGATCGACTCGCACACCAGGTAGGCAGCAGCCCAGTCCGACGGCTCGAAGAACATGCTCTGCCCGGACTCCGGGAGCGACTCATACACCATCTTCGCGATGGGGTGCCAGTTCTCGTCGGCCTCGGGCATGGCGACCGGCTTGGCCGCCAGGTCAGCCTCGATCCGGTGCTCCACCCGCTCGTCGGGCAGGTCCGGGCCAAAGAGGTCGTCGACGTCCCCGCCGATGGCCACCCGGTCGACCGGGCGATCCGGCTTGTTCCGCCGGCGCCTCTCCTCCGTCCGCTTCCCGATCGGACCTCGTGTACCCGCCATGATCAGGCCTCGAACGGGTCATTGGCCGACAGCTCACGCTGCAGACGCTCGTCGTCGGGGTGACGCGCCGCCAGGTTCTCCCTGGCCTCCAGTACGGCGGCCTTGGAGCCACCGTTCGTCTCCCACGACTCAAGCGCCTCGTCGTACGCGATCTGCTCCTTGGTCCGTCGGACCCGCTTAGTTGCCTTAGGCTCCTTTTCGGGGGTGCTGCCGGCGCCCTTGTTTTCAAGGGGGAAAGCGGTATCCAGGGCCGGCTCGACCACGGTCTTCGCGATGTCCTCGATCCGCTCGTGCTCGGCGACCTCCTCCTCGGTGGCGCCGACCTCACGCAGCTCGTCGGACGTGAGTCGCTGGCCGGCGTCGCTGACCGTACCGAGCAGCCAGTCCTCCCGTGTAAACGCGGCCAGCTTGGTGGATGGAGTCTCCGGCACGGGCTCCGGGACATACTCGTCTTGGATCCACTCACCGCCGCGTCGCACGACGCGCTGGGCGATGGTGTTCAGGGAGTGCTTGTCGGAGCGCCGGGCGTAGCCGGGCAGCTCGACGACCCGCTGGGCCTGGAAGTTGGCCACCGCTTCGGCCGACGATGCGAATCGGTAGTGACGGAGTCCCTTGCCGCGCGCGTAGCGGGCAGCCTCTCCAAACGATCCGGCAAGGATCAGGGTTCGCATGTCAGCCTCCTAGGCATCGGGTCGACGGATCTCCCGTCGAGACCCATGGTATCAGGTCGCTCCTCCCAGCAGGGGCGGACATCGGGCCAGTAGACCGTGATGTCCGCGTCCAGAGCGAACATCGGCCGGTCTGCCCACGGGTCTTCACTGCTCATAGGGATCGGTGGCCGACGCGGCGACCGGAGCCTTGTACGTCAGCGTGAAGCCGCGCCACCCACGGGTCTTCCCGCCGCCCGGCATGCGGCGCTGCTCCGCCTTGAACCCCTGCTGAGTGAGGGTCTCGGTGACCTTCTTCCAGCTCGCCGGGTGCTCGTAGCCCTCCTCGCGACACCACTGCTCGTAGCGCCACTGGGCCGGCTGGGTCGGCGTGAAGCACTGCTCGTCGTCCATGTCGCCACGGATCAGCTCGTCCTCGATGAACTGGAGGATGTAGTTGGTCTTCTTCTCGAAGTCCTCCTGGTCCGCCTTGATCAGCGAGTAGTCCTTCCGGAGCAGCACGCCCTCCAGGTAGGTCAGCGCCTTGGCGATGATCCCCTCGGCTTCGGTCATCAGCACGTCGGAGAAGTTCAGCACCCGCTTCTCGACCGGGCGGACGTGCGGGAAGTGCAGCAGTGCGAACCGGCGCGTCCAGGCGCCAGAACGGTCCTCCGAGGTCGGGATCGTGTTGGCCGAGAAGAACAGGGTCGCGAACGAGGTGAACCGGAACGGGTCCTTGTTCTTCCGCTCGGCCTGGATCTCGTCGTTCACCGAGACCATCTTGAAGGTACCGGTCTCGCTGACCTTCGTGGCGTCGATGTCCGCGCAGATGTTGGCCGCCCGGCCGTACAGCTCGGCCGTGTTGAACCGGCCGGACAGGCCCTGCAGCGGAACGCGGGAGACATTCTCCTCGCCGAGCAGGCGGCCGACGACATCCAGGAATACCGACTTTCCGCTGGCTGGCGGGCCATACAGCAGGACAGCGCGCTGAATGGGGTTCCCGGAGTACAAAGCGATTGCCAAAATTTCCCAGGCAAGCTGCACACCTTCGGGAGGAAGTGACTCCTCGAGAAACTGGTCGAATCCGGGGCATTTAGCGTCCGGGTTCCAGTTGTGCGGGAGCTGCGTGGTGCTGAATTTGTACGGGTCGTGCTCACCGAGCTCGAGCGTCGACCATTTCAGCATTCCGTTCCGGAAGTTGATGACGTCGGGTGTCGGGCCGACCACCATGCGCGGGGACCGCGCGGAAACGGCGATGCTGACCTCGTTGATCATGGTCGGCTTCAGGGCGTTTCCGAGCGTGATGCTCATGGAGTCCTGGATCATCAGCGGCTGGGGCGACCAGATGCCCGAGTCGTGTGCCCAGAGTACGCCGTCGTCACCGTTCGCGACCGGGCGAGCGGCCCGGATGGCCTCGGCGACGTCGACGGGCTGGAACTGCCGCTTGCCCTTGTCGTCCGGCTCGGAGAATGCCGTGTCGGCGTCGAACTTGAAGCGGAGCCGGCGGCGCTTAGCGGGTGCGACCGACTGGACGTCCTCCTCGGTGATCTTGATCTGCACCTGGGGCTCGCTGAACCCCCAGTCGTCCATGCGACTGTCGTCCGACTCGCCTTTTGGGCGGGGCAGGGCCTTCTTCCCGACGGTCGACTGCGCGGAGAGCCACTTCTGCTCGATCTCGGCGGCGCCCCACTCGTTGTCCCGGGGAGCGTGGCCATCCAGGAGCTGGTAGGCCTCGGCGTAGGTGAGCTTCGACCAGGACTGCTGGGCCAGCTCGAACAGGCGGCACGCGGCGCGGTGGACGCCCTGGTCCCAACCCGCACCCTCGCGCCACGGCCGGGGGAGCGATTCGAGGTCCTTCACGACGCCCGCGACGGCCGCCTCGATGTACCGGTCGCTGGTCCGCTTCTCGGCGTCGGTCAGCGCGTCGTATTCCGCGAGGTCGTCGTCGGCCAGCTCGATCGGTGCGCGCTGGTCGTCGACCTGCGCGGTGAGCTCGAGCAGCCAGGCCGGCGCCTCGAGCGGCTCGACGTCGCGTACAACCGTGTACACGCCGCTGGTCTTGGACGGCGGCAGGACGATCTGACCGCCGACGCCACGCACGTCGATGTTCGGGTAATCGTCCCCGTACACCTTGTGGTTGG